TTTATTCTTTACGGATGAGCTCAAATATAGAGTAACTGCACCTGCTTTGATACCTATGGAGATCTATCGCTTTGATGAGGATACAGATGAGGAGTATAATGTCAAGTTTACCAAAGAGGAGATTGAGAAAATTCATGGAAAATTCATGCAGCAGATGGTCAACCGAGACCTATTTAACCTGGAGCATGACCAATCTCAGACAGTTCCTGCCTATGTACTTGAGGCATGGATAGTAGACAACCCAAAAAAGGATAAGGCATACTCATCATTTGGCATTGAAGTGCCTGAGGGTACGCTAATGGTAACTGCTCAGGTAACTGACAAAGAGTACTATGCTGAGCTTGTAGCACAGGAGCAGATAGGTTTCTCTATTGAGGGATACTTAGGCATGAAATTAAACGAGCAAAAACAATCCCAAAATAAAACAAAAATGAATGAGTTAATGTTGCCAGATGGCGAGCACATCATCAACGAAAAAATCTATATCATCAAAGATGGTAAAGTAGTTGAAGTAAAAGATGTTGAGAAAGTAGAGGCTTCTGAGGAAGTAGCTCTAGAAGACACTGTAGTTGAAGAGGAAGTAACAGCAGAAATTCCTGCAGAGGAAACAACAATGGCAGTAGACCCTGTAGCTGATGCAGAGGCTATCCTTGCTATAGTTAAGCCTGCAATGGATGAGCAAATGAATGCTTTACTTGCTATGATTGCTGACCTTAAAAATCAATTAGAGGAAGTTCTATCTGTAGAGGTAGAGGATGAGGAGATGGCTGAGGCTGTGACTTTAAGTGCACAACAAAAACTAAGTAACTTTGTAAAATTTAATAATAAATAAAATGCGTAAATTAAGATTTGATTTAAACGTTCTGCCAAGTGCAGAATTAACCCCTAACGCTGAGGCATTCTATGCTCAAGCATATTTAGGCAGTACTGAGATTACAGATAACTTCCGTACTCTACCAGGTATCAAGTACAAGACTAAAATTGGTACTGTTACTTTTGGTAATGACTTATTGGCTATATCACCATGTAACTTCCCTAACGTTAACACTGACCAATTAAGCTCACATGAAGTAGACGTATGTGCTCTTTCTGCTATGGCTCAGGTTTGTCAGTTTGACCTTGAGCAATCATTTGTATCTTTACAGATGGCAGCAGGATCTAATGGTGATTTTTCTGTAGCTAACTTCTTTAACTTCTATTGGTCAGAAATGGCAAATGCTGTTAACGGACAAATTGAGCAATTAAGATGGCAAGGTAACACCCTAAGCGGTAACCCACAACTTGCTTTATGTGATGGTTATGAGAAAGGATTTAGTGCAGTTGGTTCAGGTATTATACCTTACACTATGACTGGTGGTGCAACCCCTACATTTGCACAGTTATTAGCTGATATTGAAGGTGCTTTTGCTTTGGTTCCTGCAGCTATCGCTTCCCGAACTGCTGATTTGCGTATCTATTTACCAACACAATTAGTAAATATCTACCGATTAGGAGTGGCTTCAGGTAACACTAACGCATATATCACTCAAGATTTGGCGTTAACTTACTTAGGTATCAAAATTGTTCTTTGCCCAGGAATGAGTAACAACAAAATTGTTATCACTTTGAAAGACAATTTAATCTTTGCCTTTGATGGTGAGGGAGATCCATCTGACTTACGTGCAGTGAACTTAGCTGATACTGTTGCTGAGCCGGTTATCCGTACTCGTGCTAACATGAAAGTTGGTTTTAGCTTTGTTAATCCAGGTGATATCGTTTTTGGATCATAATAATTAACTCATAGAGGGGAGGTAACTCCCCTTTATATAATACTTTTACACAATGGCTACATGTCAATCATTAGAGACTATCGTAAAACCATGCGAGAACAACATTGGTGGTATCTATGGTGTTTGGATTAATACACAGGATGAAATAGATTTTATCACTCCTACTGACCCATCTACAGTAAGTGGTACAGGTGCCTGGCAAATTACAGGTATCACATTAAATTCACCTGGAGATGCATTCCAACCATTTGAGGTACGCCGAAACACATCCAACTACACAGAGGATAGCACTATTGACCTAGTTAATGGTAGCTCTTTTGTAACTCAAACAATCAATTTAGTATTCCACAGAAGAGATGCTGATAAGTCACGTGCTATTAAAATCCTAGGAACAGGACAGCAATTCTTAGTAGCTATCATCTTAGATGCTAATGGCTTATATTGGTACTTCCCATACTTGCAGTTATCTGCTACAGGTGAGGGTTCAGGTACAGCTAGAGCTGATGGTTCAAAATATACAGTAACATTGGTTGCTGAGAACCCTTACTTAGCTTACAACATTGATATGACAGCTGGAGCACTTGCTGCAATCGGAGTACAATAAGCAATTCTACCTCTCTATATTTAAGCCCTGCTGTAATGGTAGGGCTTTTTTTATGAACATTTGACAAAGCTAAATTAATATAGGTGTGATTTACTTAGATCAAGGTGTTATTAATCAGTTTGTATTGACTCTTTCAGAGGTCACTACGGTTACTACACCACACTATTTATTTGTATTCACCAATGAAATGAATACTACTAGCACACCAAAGCTATTCACATCCGCTGATACAAGTGCATGGCCTGAAAGATACAACCTGTTTACTCTAGATGAGCCAACGGATATCATACTAATTAAAGGGCAGTACACTTATCAGGTATATGAAAGCTCAACACCATTCGTTTTGCCTCTTACAATAGCACAGACTACAGGTGTAGTCATTGAAGAGGGGAGAATGGTTGTAAGTGGTCCTGCAGGAACTTCAATATACGATTAACTATGGCTTGGTACGATAGATTTATTAACACAAAACCAAAAGGCCCTGAAATGGTAGAGGGCTATCAATCATTTAGCACCCCATTCCTACCGGTAGGGAGAGGTAACTTGACACTGCCCTATGTAAACGGTAGATATTCTACTAACATGTGGGTGCGTTTTGGAACAGATAACCTGTATCCACAAATGCTCAATCAAATGTACTACAGCTCACCTTTACATGGTGCTATAGTTGACTACAAGACCAACGCTGTTATTGGTGGAGGCTTCAACCTTACCACTGACAAGCTAACACCTCAGGAAAAACTTGAGATGTTTACCTTTGAGAAAAAAGCTAACCTCAAGCACACTGTTAAGGCAGTGACAAAGCAGTTAATTATTCACAATCGTGTGTACTTTAAGCTATATTTTGGTGAAAAAAAGAAACTAATTAGAATTGAGAATGTCTCACCTGACAAAGTAAGGATATCTAGGTTTGGAGATATGTACTATTTATGTGATGATTGGAGTACTAACATAGATGTGCAAGAGATTAAGCCTTATCACATCACTTGTAAAGATGAATGTCAGCTATATTCCTACGAAGTTAAGTCAGTTGGTCAGGACCACTATAGTTTGCCGACATATAGTTCGGCACTTAATTTTGCATTTTTGAGTGGCGAGTTAAGTTACTTCGCAAAAAGTAACATCCAAAATAGTGTGTTCCCTAGCTTTGCTATGATGTTCCCTAAGAGACCACAGTCGGAGGAGGAAAAGCACATGATCAAAGAAACTATTGACCGCCTTAAGGGTGCAGCCAATGCAGGTAAGGCAGTTGCATTCTTTGCTAACTCAGCTGATCAGTTACCTAAGATAGAAAGCCTACCTACTAATGGCAATGATAAGCTATTCCATGAGGCATCTGCATTGAACACTGAGCAGATTTGTTTCTCACACACCATTGACCCTATCCTAATGGGTATCCGTACCACAGGTAGCTTGGGTAATGGAAGTGATATCAAGCAAGCATATGTGATATTTGAGAAAAACGTGGTCATGGAACTACGTCAACAGGTAACTACTATCTTTAATGAGATACTAACCATTGCACGCATCCCTGCTGAGTTTACAATCAATAACTATCAAATCATTGGTGATGCTATTGTTGAGGTAGATGAGGATACAGCAAAAGTTAAGGATGCATTAAACAATTTAAGTGATGCACTACTAAGCAAAGTACTTGAAAAAATGACTACCAATGAGATACGAGCTTTAGCTTCACTACCTCCTATTGATGAACCTACTCAACCTACTGTATAATGCTGTACTTTATCACTGAAACCTACCTTAAGACTAACACACCCATCACAGCCAATGTGGATGTAACGGATGTGACCCCATACATTGCTACACAATCGGCATTAAGAATACAGCCTATCTTAGGCACTACGTTCTACAATCACATGCTAACAGCATACAACAATCAGACACTTACACCTGATGAGATTGACCTAGTTGAGTTCATTCAGCCGGTCATTGCATGGAGGTCAGCTGAGGATGCTGTATTTGGGTTGACGTATCAGCTAAAAAACAAAGGACTTCAGACTCAAAACGGAGATTATTCAGCAAGCGTATCCAGAAGTGAGGTAGCTTTTGGGATGGAACACTATGCACAGAAAGCTAGTTTCTTTGAGCAACGTCTAATCAGATGGCTATTAGCTAACCGTAACCTGTTCCCTATATTCATATCTACAGCTAATCAGGATACTGACCTCAGACCAATGTTCCAAAACTGCTCATGTATTACTCAATGGCAGGATACCTGCACAGGTATGTGTGGTAACTTCCTTGAGAATGGGTACAATAACAGCATCCTAATCTTGTAATGAAGTCACAGCTCACCATACTATTAGCCACAATGAAAGCCAATTGGATAAAACTATTGGCAACTATTAGTGCATTCTTAATGCCTATTTCAGGCTTATTGTTTTTGGTAGGCTTTGTGATTGTACTTGATACTATCACAGGGGTATGGAAGAGCATGAAAAACAAGGTTAAAATCACAAGCAGAGGTTTATCTGCCATCATTAGCAAGATGCTACTCTATGAGGTAACGGTTATCTTGTTTTATATGATTGATAAATTTATATTAAATAATATCATCCTGCAGTTTTTCTCGGTAGAGTTACTGCTCACTAAGGTACTTGCACTCATCCTAGTATCAATCGAGGTCATGAGTATCAATGAAAACTACAAAGCAGTAAAAGGCCTTGACCTATGGCAGGCAATGAAAAACTTATTTTCAAGAGCTAAGGATATTAAAAAGGACCTAGATGAAATTAGACACAACCAAGATATTTCAGGAACGCCTATCTAACAGTCAGTACTTCCACGAAGAGTCTGAGAAAAAACAAATCTATCTACACCACACTGCAGGCAATGGTAATCCTGTAGCTGTATCACGTTGGTGGAATAGCAACGGAGATAGGATAGCTACTGCATTTGTAATAGGTGAAAGAGGTAGCATAGTGCAATGCTTCAGCTCTAAGCATTGGGCTTATCACCTGGGGATAGATAGCCAAGATTTCTCAGCTCATGGACTCAAGTATCAAAACCTTAATAAACTTTCTGTAGGTATAGAGGTGTGTAATTGGGGCCCATTGAAGCTAAAAGATGGTAAGTACTACAACTATGTCAAGGGAGTGGTGGACCCATCAATGGTAACCACATTAGATACACCCTACAAGGGTAATAAGTATTGGTACAAATATACGGATGAACAGATTGAAAGCACTCGGCAGTTGGTGGAGTACCTGTGTGAGACCTATGACATTCCTAAGACTTACCGGTCAGAGATATTTGCCATTGACAAAGAGGCATTCAAAGGAACTGCAGGGATCTACACGCATAACAGTGTGAGAAAAGATAAGGCAGATATTTACCCATGCCCCCGAATGATTAAGATGTTACAAAGCCTATAGCACATGAGACTTTCAATAATTATTTTGTCGCTAGTTTCTACTATATTTGCGACATCCTGCTCAGCTCCTAAGCGTGCTCAATGGCACTATAAGAAAGCATTAAAGAATGGACTTAAGGTAGTCCAGGATAGTGATACCATCCGGATAACTACAGTTGACAGCATCCCTGTTATTCACAATGACACTATTGTGTGGGAGAAATTCTACACCACTAAGGATACGGTGATACAATTCAATAACGTGTACGTACCAAAAACAAGATGGCAAACAAGGATTGAGTATAGATATAAAACAAGGGTTGAAAGGATACGAGGTAAGACTATCTATAAAACTGCTCAAGCTAAAGAGGTAGTAAAGTACAAAATACTATGGTGGCCTGTGATTGTTGCGTTTATTCTAGGGATACTCCTAAGATTTCTAATACAAAAGGGGCTCCTAGATAGGATTGCCCTGCTATTTAAGCTATGAGAAAACGTTTATTTTATGACATTGAGACCTCTTTCAATGTCGGTGTGTTCTGGAGGACAGGATACAATCTAAGTATCCAACCTCAGGATATCATTCATGAACGTGCAATCATATGCATCTGCTATAAATGGGAGGGTGAGGATGAAATTCACAGCCTAACATGGTCCAAAAGTCAGAGTGATAAGCAAATGATTGAGAAGTTTGTCAAGGTCCTAGCCCAAGCGGATGAAATTGTGGCTCACAATGGGGATAGGTTTGACCTCAAATGGATACGCACAAGGGCTTTATTCCATGGTATTCAGTTTATGCCATCACCTAAGACTATAGACACGCTTAAATGGGCTAAAAAGTACTTTAATTTTAATAGCAATAAACTAGATTACATAGCTAAGCTACTTAAGGTAGGTGCTAAGATGGATACAGGAGGGCTTGACCTGTGGAAAGATATAGTATTTCGCAAAGATCAGGAGGCATTAGATAAGATGGTGGCCTATTGTAAGATGGATGTGGAGGTACTTGAGGCAGTATTTGATAAACTCAACAGCTATACCATTGCTAACCATAACTATGCCATCCAATACGGAGGTGAAAAGTATGAGTGTCCTGAATGTGCAGGAATAAATGTCAAATACAATAAGAAAGTAGTCACAGCTGCAGGAACTGTACACCATTGGATACTATGCAAGGACTGCAAAAAGCACTACAAAATTAATCACCTGGTATTCACTAAGTATCAGGAATATCTCTACAAGCGTAAGTCTATAGCCTGATTTTTGCGGAGATTATTTAAGCTTATCAACTGATTTCTTATTTAGACTCATTCTAAATTTGTGGAAAATTATGCAAAATTGTTTGCATATATGAAACTTTATATATCTTTGTAAGGTATTAACACTTAAAAATGATATATGAAACAGTTTGAAAGAGCCCTTGACTTTATCAAGACACACGAAAACAACGCAGAGGTACTTGCTTTATTCTTAGAGCAGCTGCTTGTTGAAGCTACTGAG